ATGATGAAGATCGACCTGCAAGAAGTCTTGACCAAATATCTGATTTTTTTGAAGCTAATGGTGAGTGGAATAGCCTAAGTGAAGTTGGTAGATTACTTAGTATATTACAAGAAGAATATGCAGACTGGGTAAGCGAAAAAATAAGTGAAGATTGGGACCATTCTCCAACTGAGCATGTATATCAATGGGCAAAAGATAATATTAATTTTGAAGATAGAGATGAACTTGAAGAAATAGTTGAAAAGGCTGTAGAAGAAGGCTATGGTAATGACATATATGATCAAGCGAATGAGGCTTTTAGAGAAACAATGTTTGAAGAGTATATGTATGATGACTCAAATGAAAGAGCATTTTTACAAGATTCAGGTATAAGATTCATGAGTGATGTTGAATCGGGCTATGACATTACTTGGCCATATTGGAAATCCCCTGAACCAGAAGGTATAAAAAAAGTTGCTATAAAGTTTATGAATGATTTAGGTATGAATTCTATAGCAATGGGCGAAAGATATGGCGGCCCTTATGATCTATGGAATGGTTCAGAATGGACCTATCTTGGAAAAGAGAAACCAACGTTTTGTTATACAATTGAACCAGATGGTAGTCTTAGTGCAAAGAAAAATGCTACCGATGCAGGGTTAGAATTTGTAAGCAATCCATTGCCCTTAGATGAAATGATTAATAGTTTAAATGAAGTAGTTCAATGGGCTAGAAAAAATGGTTGTTATACCTTTCAACCCAAGAAAGACTCTAGCGCAGGAGGCACTGGTTTACACATGAGTGTGAGTGTACCTAGCTTTAGCCGTGAAAAATTAGACTATGTAAAACTTGCATTATTGTTAGGTGATGAATATGTATTGAAAGAATTTGGTCGTGAAGCAAATAGCTACACAAAAAGCGCAATGAGTAATTTACAGGGCAGAGCTACTTATATGCAGAGTGAACCCGAGTTACTTAGTTTTTTTGATGAAATGAGAAAGGGTCTAAGTGTAGAGGCGGCAAAACTTATTCATAATGGAAATACTAGCAAATTTACTAGTATTAATACTAAAGACAAATATATTGAATTTCGTAGCCCAGGTGGAGATTGGTTAAAGGAAGATATACCTAAATTAGAAAATACTCTATTAAGATTTGTAGTAGCATTAGATGCCGCATGCGATCCACAAAAGTACCGTAACGAATATCTTAAAAAATTAGAAGCATTGTTAAGTAGTAGCGGCAAAACTGTTCAATACTACGATCCTCAAGATAAGGACAATGATAAACAACCAGTTAAGTTTAGTGATGAAAGAAAAATAGGATGGGTACAGGTTGTTAAACCCAAAGGTGAACCAGATGTAATTAGTTACTTTACTAAATATTCTACTGGTCAACTACTCAAAGGAGAGTTAAAACAATTCCTTCAAAGAGCAAGAGGTATAGAAAAACCCATTAAGCCTATTAAAGCAAAAGTAAGTGCTGGACCTGCTGAACCTGCATTTGGTCAACCACCAAGTAGAAATAATGAATATCAAATTTATGACAGTAGAACCGGTGAAGAATATGAACTTTTTCAGGCACGGGATGATGAACAAGCATTGGCAAGATTAGATGATTATCGTCGCATGGCTAGAAATAGTGCTAGTTCACTAGATCCCAATAGGTTTGTTCTCCGTCATGTGGTGAATGCATAATGATATCTAAATCATTCGTGGGTGAGGCTGCGGTCATGGAGTTATATAAAAAACTTCCTAGCCTATCTAAACATAACTACAAGACCATTGATAAATTGTTACGAGCAATTGCTAAAAAACATGACATTAATCACGATGCGTTAAATGATTTATTTGTGAAAAAATTCAATCGTAGGCCTGATAGTTGGATTAAAGGTAAATTAGACGAAGCCGATGATGATTATGAGTTAGAACAAGAAGTAGAAAAATTTGTAGATTGGGCTGCCAAAAAGTTAAATCTACAAACCACTCCCAAGATTGAATTAAGTATGGATACCGAAGAAGCACAAACTAATCATCATACCGGTAGACATGTACACGGTGAAAATAGCATTTGGGTATATGCTAAAAATCGTAACTTGGTTGATATCCTAAGAACGGTATTTCATGAATTGGTTCACGTTAAACAAGGTGAATTGGATATGATTAAACCAGGATCTAGTTATCCGGGTAGCCCAATTGAAGCTCAAGCAGATATGCTTGCTGGGAAATTTATTAAGATATACGGCGAACGGAATCACCATATTTTCCAATAACAGTTTGACTTAAATTCAAATCTGTGTTATCATACACAGATGCTTAAATTACTTTTTCCATTACCAAAACAAATTACCATTGCTCTAAGTGGTGGTGTAGATAGTGTAGCTATCACTGATTTCCTAACGAAAAATCATGAGGTAACTTGTGCATTTTATCATCATGGAACAGAAAATTCTCAACGGGCATTTGAGTTCGTTGCCAAATTCTGCACTGATCGGGATCTTCCTCTCTTAGTTGGAATGCTTCACACATCTAAACCCAAAGAATTAAGCCAAGAAGAATTTTGGCGAAACGAAAGATACAAGTTTTTTGAACCACTTGGTCCTGTGGTAACCGGACATCACCTTGATGACTGTGCCGAAACTTATCTTTGGTCTTGTATGCATGGTACTCCCAAAGTAATTCCAAAAACCAGAGACAACGTATTACGTCCTTTTCTAACTACTAGAAAAAGTGAATTTGTTAATTGGTGCGAACGTAAAAATATTAACTGGTGTGAGGATCTAAGTAATGATGACGTTCAATATACCCGTAATTACATTAGGCATTTGATGATGCCCAATGCATTAAAAGTTAACCCGGGTCTACATACTGTGGTAAAACGTTTGGTTGAAAAGCAAGACTAAATGATTGACTTTATCCACACAAACATATATACTATCACACTTTAAAGGAGAACTTATGTCTACACGAACTTTTAGCGCCGAAGCAAAACTTAAACTTACGCAAATGGTCAATGAAGGTATGGCAACTATGCATGAAATCGATGCCCTTACTGAAGGACTGTCGGATACCGTTAAAGCAGTAGCAGAAGAATTGGAAATTAAACCAAGTATTCTAAAAAAAGCAATCCGAATCGCACATAAGGCTAGCTTGGGACAGACTAACAAAGAACACGAAGATTTGAACGAAATCTTAGAAACCGTTGGAAAAACTCTTTGAGTTATGTAGATGCTATCTTAGACAGAGATTCAGATAGAATTTTTGTCGTAGAACGAACTCCCGAAGGTAAACGTACTTATCGTGAGTTTCCTACTAACTATACTATGTATTTTACCGATCCAAAAGGTAAACATCGTAGTATTTATGGAGATCCTGTTAGCAAATTTTCAACTCGCAAACGTGCCGAGTTTGAAAAAGAACGTAGAATTCATTCAGGTAAAAAACTGTTCGAAAGTGACGTTAATGTCTTATTTAGGTGCTTAAGTGAAAACTACTTAAAAGTAGATGCACCTAAACTTCATACATGCTTTTTTGACATTGAGGTCGATTTCGATCCTGAAAAGGGATTTAGTCCCACAAGCGACCCATTCAACCCAGTAACAGCTATTAGCTGTTATTTGGATTGGCTTGATAAATGCTTTACACTGGTCATTGCTCCCAAACATATGACTGAAGAAACGGCACAAGAAATTGTAGGAGAATTTGATAACACTATTCTGTTTAAAAACGAAAAGGATATGTTTGATGTTTTCTTTCAACTGATTGAAGATGCTGATGTACTAACTGGTTGGAACTCTGAGGGATATGATATACCTTACATGGTCAATCGTGTTACTAGGGTCATGAGTAAGGATGATACACGCAAGTTTTGCTTGATGGGTCAACTTCCCAAGCCACGTGAATATGAAAGATTTGGTAAAAGTGAAACGACCTATGACTTGGTTGGTCGTGTTCACATGGACTATCTACAATTATATAAAAAGTATAACTATGAAAGTAGACATAGCTATAAGCTAGACTCTATCGGTGAGATGGAAGTAGGTGAAAACAAAACGCAATATGAAGGTACTCTTGACCAATTGTACAATAAAGACTTTAAACGCTTTATTGAATACAACAGGCAAGATACAATGTTGTTGGTTAAGATTCACAACAAGTTAAAATTCTTAGAATTGGCAAATCAACTGGCGCATGAGAATACTGTATTACTTCCAACAGTAATGGGTTCTGTGGCGATGATTGAAATGGCAATTATGAATGAAGCCCACGAACGTGGATTAGTTGTTCCTGATAAAAAACGAAAGGTTGAAAATGCAGAAGATGTCCAGCAAGCGGCAGGTGCCTATGTTGCTACTCCCAAAAGAGGTATTCACGAATGGGTTGGGGCGGTCGATATCAACTCGCTCTACCCCTCAGCTATCCGCGCTCTTAACATGGCCCCAGAAACCATTGTCGCACAGGTCAGACAAACACTCACTGACCAATACATGTATGAAAAAGGTCGTCGGTTAGCCACTGAAAAGAAACGATACAAAGAAGGCGATGATGACGTAACGGGTAGTATTCTTTGGGAAAACTTGTTTGGCTCTCTGGAATATACTGCTGTTATGAATCAAGAACGTGGCACTATGCTTACACTAGACTATGAAGATGGTCGTAGTGTAGAAATGAGTGCGGCAGAAATATGGAAGTTGATATTTGATAGCCATAAGCCATATATCATTAGCGCAAATGGTACTATCTATACTTACGAAAAAGAGGGCGTTATTCCAGGTCTACTCTCACGTTGGTACAGTGATCGTAAGGTCATGCAGAAAAAACTTAAAGAATCTACCAATGACGAAGATCGTGAGTATTGGGATAAACGTCAATTGGTTCGTAAGATTTTGCTAAACTCTGCATATGGTGCCCTGCTCAATGAACATTGTCGTTTCTATGATAAGCGTATTGGTCAAAGTGTCACTCTAAGCGGTCGACAAATTGTTCGTCATATGATGAGTACCATCAATGAATTAGTTGAAGGTACTTATTCTCATGAGGGCAGTGCAATTGTATATGGCGATACTGATAGTTGTTATTTCACCGCATATCCTATGCTCAAAGAACAAATTTCCAAAGGTGAGCTGGATTGGAATAAAGAAATGTGCATTGGCTTGTATGATAGCATAGCGGATCAAGCTAATGATTCGTTTCCATCTTTCATGGAACGTGCGTTTCATGCTCCAAGAAAGAACGGAGAAATCATCAAAGCTGGTCGTGAATTGATCGGTGATCGTAGTTTGTTTATCACTAAGAAACGATACGCTATCAATATCTTTGACAAAGAAGGTAAACGTAAAGACATTAATGGTAAAACAGGTGATATCAAGGCCATGGGGCTTGACTTAAAACGTGCTGATACTCCCAAGTATATACAAGAATTCTTAATGGATATTCTTAAGCAAGTGCTTGCCGGTGAGCAAAGAGATCAGATTATTGAATTAATTAAACAGTTCAAGCGTCAGTTATCAGCACAGGACAGTTGGACTAAAGGATCGCCCAAGTCAGTTAATAAACTTACCATGTATGGCGACTTAGAAGCAAAAAGCAAGGTTGGTAAAGCTAACATGCCGGGTCATGTTAGAGCCGCTCTTAATTATAACTATTTGCGTAAAGTAAACAGTGATAATTATTCAATGAAAATTGTAGATGGTATGAAAGTGGTAGTGTGTAAACTTAAACAAAATCCACTGGGGTTTACTTCAGTAGCATATCCAACAGATGAGTTGAGATTGCCTGCATGGTTTTGTGAACTTCCATTTGATGATGCTGAAATGGAAAGAACTCTAGTAGATGAAAAGATTGAAAATTTATTGGGTGTATTGGATTGGAATCTGCGTAGCGATACCAATACCACAACAACATTTGATGATTTATTTTCTTTTGGTTAAATTGATGTTGCATTTCGCAATAAATTCCACTATAATATGTACTATCGAAACCTAAATAACAGATATAAAGGAAAAATATGAAAGATAATTTAAAAGACTTGAT